ATGGTAATAAGTACAAAGGATTTAATCCTATGAATTTATCTGATGTAAAGATAGGTGAAGAACTTAATTTATATAAATTTTGTGAGCTAACAGGTACTTCACCTAGTTATTTAAGAAAATATAAGCCTAATTATGAAAATTTAGTAATTGATTTTAATGAATGTATCCCTGCTTATATTAAGTTTAATACACCATTATTTAATGAGTTATTGCATGATATAAAAACCATTAAAACTAATAAAACAAAAGGGTACCAAAAGACTATCTTTTATAAAGATAATGAAATTACTTATGGTCAGGGTGGTATACATAATGTGTGTAATCCCAGATTAATATTAAGTAGCGATAGATATAGTATAAAAACAATAGACGTTGGTTCGCAATATCCATCTAATATTATTAAAAGAAAGTTATTTCCGGAACATTTAGGTGTTCAATGGGTAAATAATATTGAGATGACGTACCAAGATAGAATTACAAAATATAAACCTTTTGCTAAAAAAGATCCTACTATGGCTGCTCTATCAGATGTATGCAAATTGCAAATGAATGGTGGCGGATATGGCAAGACTAATTCCGAGTTTTCATGGCAATATGATCCAAGAGTTACAATGAAAGTAACTTTAACATGTCAATTAGAATTATTAATGTTAGTTGAAATGTTATGTGAAAAAGGTTTTATATTACTAGTGCTTAATACTGATGGAGCTGAGTTCTATGTAGATAGAACAAAAGAAGATTTATTTAAAGAAATATGTATTGAATGGGAAGTATTAACTAATAATAATAATTATGGTAAATTAGAGTATGGTGAATACGATTTCATAGCACAATTATCTGTAAATGATTATATAGCCAAAACTACTTCTGGAGAATTAAAAAGAAAAGGTTCTTTTTTAACATATGAAGATATCAAAGCCGATATGTGGCATAAAGACTCTTCAGCAATGATAATTCCTTTTACTCTTCAAGAATATTTTGTAAATAATGTTTCTCCTGAAACTACAATTAATAATTGTAATAATATATTTGAATTCTGTTATGGTTCTAAAAAACAAAAAGCTGCTAAAAAGGGTTCTTTTAAATGGTTGATTTCTGAAGTAAATGATAATAATATGGTAACTTCATATTTATCTGAAGATAGATTTATGAGATATTATATAGGAGGAAAGACTACTATAAATAAGTTATATGAAAATTTTGATATATCTAATTTAAGTACAAAAGAAAATCCTGTAACAGTAGCTCAATATTTAAGAAGAGAAGAAATAATTAAACAAGGAAATAATGCTTATCCAGAATTAAATAAACAATTTTATATAGATGAATGTAATAAACAATTGGAATTAATTAATAGTAATATTTTAAAAATGTAAAATAAATTAATTATGGAAATAATATTTACAAAAGAATCTAAAAATGCATTTGAAAAAGAATATCAAAAAGCATTAGAAAACAAACAAGAAACATTTATGTATAGTAATAGAGAATTCTTAACAGAGTATGCTAAATATTTGATAGAATACTTAGAAATGAAAAATAAATGGTAAAATCAAAAGTGGAAAAAATAATACCTATTATAAATACTGCGATAAATGAGTTACAATTAAAAGGAGTGGACCCTTTACTAATAAATTTAACTCGCTCAGATTATGATATGTTAATTAGTGAAATTAAATTATATAATAGAATAGGGAAAGATTATGTTGATGGAGAAATAAAAAACTTACAGTTCTATAAAGGTATTGAAATTGATTGTCGGTTACCAGATCTTGTAGAGGTGTGCAATCCTTTATTAGCCGATAGTTATATTGTATCTTCAACAACATATGAAAAACATAATAAAAATCAAACAAGAAAAAAAAGATTATTTAATTTAAAGTCATTAAAAGAAATATTTTAGTGTAATAAAAATAATATAGATATAATTTTTTTAAAGAATTAAAATGACAAATAGAGATTTAAAACATGAAGAAGTTATTAATAATATTCTAGAAAATAAAATGAATGGTTTAGTATATTTACCAACAGGTTATGGAAAAACTAGAATAGTATTAAAAGCTTTAGAAAGAAGTTCTTTTAAAAATGTATTATGGGTATGTGGATCTGAAGAATTTAGAGATAATGGTTTATGGGAAGAATGTGATAAATGGGGAATAAAAAAATCTGTATGCAAAAGTATTGATACAATATGCTATCAATCTTTATCTAAAACTAAAACTAGCAGATACAGCATTGTTATATTGGATGAAATTCAATATATAACCCCTCTTAGAGCTAGACCTTTATATCATCATACTGATACTAAAATACTAGGTTTAACAGGTACTCCCCCCAGGGATAAAACTAAACAAGAAATCTTTAATGATCTAGAATTAAATATTATAGTACAAAAAACAGTAGATGATGGTGTAGATGAAGAAATGATTTCAGATTATGAAATTGATATTGTATTTACACAAATGTCTAATGAAAAAAATATTGCTAAAACCTTTAATAATAATACCTTTTATGTCAGCGAAAAATCTACATATTCATATTATAATAATAAATTAAATCAAGCATATGAAATTGGTAGTAAAGATATTTCTAGATTAACATTAAATAGAGCTAGATTTCTTTATAATCTAGAATCTAAACTAATTTGTGCTAAAAAAATAATGCACAAATATAAAGATAAAAGAATTATTTCATTTAGTAAATCAATAGACCATGCAAAAATATTGGGCAAGACAGCCTACCATAGTAAGTTAAATAAAAAAGAAAAAGAACATAATTTAAACCTTTTTAATAGTAAAAAAGTAGATTCTGTAGGAACTGTAGAAGCAGCGAACACATCTATAAATTTTATAGACTTAGATATTGTTGTAGTTCATCAGCTAGATTCTAATCCAGGAAACTTCTTGCAAAGAATTGGCAGGAACCTTCGTTATAAAAAAGATGCTATTAAAAAGATGATTATATTATGTACTAAAGATACCCAAGATGTTATCTGGGTAAGAAAATGTATAGAGGGACTAAATAAAAATAAAATTAAATATTATGAAATTGAAAATTACGTATGACGATAGAAAACAGTTTATTAGAAATAATAAAAGAGGAACAGGAAAGTATTGTAACTCTATTATTATTGAAGGAGAAGGTGTCCCTTATAGATAAAAATGGGAAAATGTGTTTATCAAATGTTAAACCTTTAAATTTTTCAAAAATAAATACAAAAGATGTAGAAAAGTACTTATCTTTGTGGAATGAAAGTTTTAGAGGAAATAAATTAGAAATAAAAGTAATGATGGAGAGATTAGTTAATACAAGTAATATTAGTGTTAACGATATCTTAAATGCAACTAAAGAGTGGTTAAAAGATAAAGTAGCTCCTTATCATGGTACCGCTAAAAATTTTCTTTTTATGAATTCTAATAGTGTAGAAACATCTAGGTGTTTGGATACTTTAGAATTAATGAAAACTAATAAAAAGAAAGAAACAGAAGATTTTAGAAATCAAAGTTTATGATCAACAAAACTGTAGAAATTTTTAGAAAGGATGTTGCTTCTGGCTTAAAAGGTATGAATGTAGGTATTCCAGGAGGTTTACCTAAACTTGATAAAAAGATCAAGAATATACAGAAAGGTAAAGTATATTCCTATGTTGCTTCTCCTAAAGCTGGTAAAACTGCATTTGTATTATGGAGACATATTTTTGTTCCTTGGATACAGGGTGTTAGAAATGTTAAATGGGTATTATATTCTTTAGAATTAGATTCTTCACAAATATTAGCCAGATTAATATCTATGTGGTTTAAAGCTGTTAAAGGTATCATTATTAATTCTAACAAAGTATTAGGTATAGGCAATGAACTTATGTCGGAAGATGAGCAAAAAATGTTAGAAGAATGTATGGAAACTTTCATTAATCCTTTATGTGAAAAATTAGTAATAATCACAGATAAACATGAAAGTATGCCAACAGCTATACATAAAGCTGCATTATCATATGCTTCTGATAATGGTCAGTTTGTTACTGAAGAATACAGTGTTGATGGAGAAAAGAGATCTAGAAGAGTAGGTTATATTCCTAATAATCCTGATGAAAATGTTACATTAATAATAGATACATTAGGATTAATGAAAAGAGAAAGAGGTTTTAATAAAAAAGAGAATATAGATAAATGGTTAGAAGATTATTGTATTGAACTCAGAAATATATGCAAATATACAATAATTAATGTTCATCATTTAAATAGAACAATATCCTCTACAGATAGAAAGAAATTCTCAGGAATGGATTTACAACCAGAATTAGATGATATTAAAGATACATCTGCTTTAGGAGAATCTTCTGATATGGTATTAGCTATATTTAATCCAAATACTTATAAGCATATTAGTGAACATTTAGGTCATGAATTATGTCATTATAATGGTAAATATAGGAGTGTACACGTATTAGCATCTAGATTTACAGAAAGCTTCATAAATGTACCATTAGAATATGATGGAGATACAGGAATATGGAGAGAATTAGATAGAATAGGGGATAGTATACAATTTTAAAAAACAAATTATTTTATGAATAGTATTAATATTAAACTTCCTGTTACAAGCACAGGTGCGGTTACAAAGAATCCGAGAAAAATATTCTTATTTGCACATACAAAATGTGGAAAAACAACTTTAGCGTCAAAGCTTAAGAATAATTTAATCATTGACCTTGAAAACGGTAGTGATTTTATTGATGGTATGAAAATTAATGTAGTTAAAGAAGCTAAGGCATCTGGTGTTTCAGTATTAGATTATTTAAAAGCTTTAGCAGATCAATTAAGATCTTCTGAACATAGATATGATTATATTACAATGGACACTGCAACAGCTTTAGAAGATTTAGCTACTCAATTAGCTACTATTTTATATAGGGCAAGTCCGACAGGTAAAAATTTTACAGGAACAAATGTGATAACAGAATTACCTAACGGAGCAGGGTATGCATGGTTAAGAATGGCATTTGAAAAAATTTATGGGTTATTTGACGGATTAGCTAAAGAATGTTTAATAATTCTAGGGCACGTAAAATCTGCATCAATAAACAAGGATGGTAAAGATCTAGAAGTTAGAGATTTAAATTTAACAGGTAAGATGAAACTTATTGTATCTGCAGATGTTGATGCTATAGGATTCTTATATAGATCATCTAAAGATCCTAATGAGCTTATTGTTAGTTTTAAAACATCAGAATTAGATTTAGCAACAGGTTCTAGAGCAGAACATTTGCGTCAAGAAGAATTTCCTATATTGACATATGACCCTGCAACAAAAACTTTCAAAGACTCTTGGAATAAAATATTTATTAAGTAAACAATTAAAAATTTTTAATATATGGAATTTTCATCAAATAATTATGACCAAAAAAAGACAGGAACAAGATTTCCTGTATCAGCTTCAAATTCAAATGTAACATTGTCTAGTGTTACTTACATAAAAGCTGAAGATTGTAATTCAAAAAATGGTGCTATCAACTTTACTTTTGAAAAAGATGGTGCAATTATTAATCACAAAAGATTTTTACCAGATCTTGATAATGTACAACAGAGAGATGGTGAAACTTTAGACCAAGCTAAAGAAAGGTCATTTAAATCCTTTAATGCTATTTTACAACATATTGGTAATAAATTTACAGATAATGTTACAACAGGTAATAATCTAATTGAATATGTTAAGAACTGGTGTGGAATGATGTCTAAGGCTGTAGTTGGACATAAAGTATATCTAAAAACTATACTGAATAATAATGGGTATACAGATTTACCAAAATATCCAGACTTTATTCAAAATATGAATAGTGGAGAATGTACACTATCATATACAGATAAAGAAATGGAAGCTAATGCGCAAAATGAAGAATCTAGAAAAGCTAGAATGGCAGGTTCTTCAGCTACTCCAATTGTTCCAGGAGTAGGAGTACCTTCTGCATGGTCATAGTGGATCTTCAATAAAACCAAAACATTGGGAGAGGAGAAATTCTCTCCCTTTTTTATTAAAATAAATATGTTTAATAGTAATAATTTCAAAATAAATTCGGATATTGATTTATATAAGTACGTTACAGAGGAAGATATAATGGAATATTACTATGGTAATTTTATCTTTAATAGACATTTATTATGTCCTTTTGTAAAAGAAAAAACTCCTTCTTTTTATATTACAACTAATGGTGAAAAAATTAGATGGACAAGATTTGGAATGTTTAATGATAGATCTCATAATCCAATAGATTTAGTAATAAAATTATTTAATTTATCATATAATGATGCATTAAATAAAATATATAATGATATTTATATAGATAAACAGTTTACAAAGAATAAACGAGAGTTAGAAGAGAATAAAGTAGAAATATCGCATATAAATATTGAATATGATGCAGTATTTAAAGATTTTGAGTTAGATTATTTTCTACAGG